AACTCTCGGCCCAGCAGTACTCCCAGGAACTAGCGGTTGGAACCGGTCGATGGGCGAACTCACGCTACGTTCCGGCGCCCGCATCTACATCGCTTCCGCTGACGACGGCGCACGCCACATCCAAGGTAAGAACTTGCGAGGTGTCTGGTGCGACGAGATAGGGCTGTGGTCGAACTGGCAGATGGCATGGGACGAGTCGATCGCGTTCGCTGTACGCAAAGACCCGGCGCGGATCTGGGTATCGGGCACGCCGAAAAAGGGACACCCACTCGTTCGACGTCTGCTCAACGACCCGCGGGTAATCGTCCACCGCATGAGCCTACTCGACAATGCCGCGAACGTAAACCCGGCGTTCCTCCAAGACATCATCAACAGCTACCCGCCCGGCTCGCTGCTCTATCGACAGGAGGTTCTGGGCGAGCTGGTCGAGGACGTCTCCGGCGCGCTCTGGCTTCGCTCGGACATTCTCTGCCGGCCAACGCCACTCGACCTAACGAGAGTTGTAGTTGCAGTCGATCCGTCGGGCGCGAAGGATGCCGAGTCGGGCAACGACGCAATCGGGATCTGCGTGGCCGGCTTCGACTCCTACACCCAGTACGGGCACGTCTTGGCGGACTACTCGCTGACGGATGGCCCGGCAGTCTGGGCGAAGCGCGCAATCGAGGCATATCACCAGCACGAGGCGGATCTGATCGTGGCCGAGTCCAACTTCGGCGGCGAGATGGTCAGGCACACGATCCATGCAGTCGATCGGAAGGTGCCGGTCAAGTTGATTCATGCCTCGCGGGGCAAGCAGCAACGCGCCGAGCCTGTTGCGATGCTCTACAAGGGCGGCAGGGTCTACCACTCTCACCCGATGCCCGAGCTGGAAGACGAGCTGTGTACGTGGGTGCCGGGCGAAACGAAACAATCCCCGAACCGGCTCGATGCTGTGGTCTGGGCGCTGACTGAACTAATGCTTTCTTCTACCCAAGCCCGCGTTCTGACCGCGCCCGGTCGCTATGCCGAAGACCCCGTTTACCGAGTGGGCGAGTTCGAGTTGGTCGGCGAACGGTTTATCGATAAGGAACGATGACGCATAAAACACCTACACACCGCATGAATGCCGACATTTTGAGTCGTTCTATGCAACCCGCCTCACGCCCAACGCAAACCACCCGCTATTCACGCTTTCCGGGAAGCATCGAATCAGGATTAGAATCTTGATCCCTGAGTACGGCACAACCCTCGTCCGCGCATCGCGCCCCGAGATCGAACTGATCGACATCACCTGCTGCGGCAACTCGGCGCCCGTCTATCTTGAGAAGTGGCGCGGCTGGCGTATCGAGTGCTGGTCTGATTGGGAGTGGGAAGAGTGAAAGTAATTCGTATCGAAGCACCTACGTCTGACGCGCATAAAGCTCGCGCTCTTCTTGAGGGCGGCACCGACATAAGCGAATACATCTGTGGGGTTCATATCGATATTACGCCCGGTTTGAGCCCAATCACTTGTCAGCTCGACGTGATTGCCTGCGGGGAGTTTGTCGCCAAGATCACCGGAATGAAAGATGCCTGACGCCCCCACCCCCATCCTCGACGCCGCTACTCAAGACTTCCTAAAGGACTGCGCCGACTTCAACTCGGACGGCCGCCTGTCTGACTACGCGCTGTTCGAGCAGTATTACGACGGCGATCAGAACGTCAAGCTGACCGACAGAACGAAGAAGTTTCTCGAGCAACACGGCTCGCAAGTCAAGTGGTGCGAGAACTTCATCGAGCCGATCATCGACATACTGGCTGAGCGCCTAGTCGTCACCGGCTTTGGCATCTATGCGGGCGACCAGCCGAAGAAGCCGTCGCTACTGAAGCGGATCGTCAGCAAGAAGACCGAGGACGTGACCGAGCAACTTCATGCTTACGTCGCTGACCTGCTCGAACAGAATCACGTTGACTCGATGCAGGACGTGGCGCACACGACGGCGCTTGTCAAGGCCGACGCCTATCTCGTCGCCTACATGGACGGCGACAAACCGCGCCTGACCTGGAATCCGCCCGAAGCCTTCAAGTCGGTCTACTCAGCCGAGAAACCGGACGAGGTGGAGTGCGAGATCAAAAAGTGGAACTGCAAGACCGTTGGCCCATCGAACCCCGAGGGTGCCGAGATCACCCGCATGAACCTCTACTACCCCAACCGGATCGAGAAATACTTCCAGGCGGGGAAGGACGGGGAGTTTGGGAAGTGGCAAACAGAAGGCGAGGAGTGGCCTGCGCCGTGGGTTGATTCGGTAGGCGAGCCGCTTGGTATCCCCGTCTTCCACCTGAAATACAAGTCGCTTGGGCGGACATATGGAAGATCGCGGGTCAAGAGTGCGCTCCCGTTCCAGGACGAGCTCAATAAGAACGTGGTCGATCTGGAGATGGTGTTAGATCACCTCGGCTGGCCACAGCGTTACGCCTTCGGAGTCGAGCTAGAGCAAACCGCGCTCGACTCGATGATCGGTGAGTATCTGACCGGCGGGGACGGAGAAATCAAGGCTGGCCAGTGGGACGCCGCCGATCCGAAGGGACTACTCGACTCGATCGAGCAGACACTTTCCAGGCTTGCCCGGCGCACGCGATCTCCCCTACATCTCATCACCACCGGGGCGTTGCCTTCCGGCGAATCGTTCAAGGCGGCGAACGCGGGAATCGACAGCACGGCCGCACTCACTCAAACCGAATGGGGGTCGGTCTGGGAGAATGCGATCAGGATGCTGATCCGGCTAGGTCAAGAGTTTGGCGATGCGCCCGCTGCTGATCTCGACACGCTGACCATCCGCTGCGAGTGGGAGCAGCCCGACTACGGTAACGAGAAGGAGCATCTAGAGGCGGCGCTGATTAAGAAGGAACTAGGCGTCTCCGATGACACGCTCCTCACCGAGCTGGGTTACGATCCCGAAGAGGAGCGCGAGAAGAGGGCTAGCGAGTTGGCTGAATCGCAGCAACGACAAGAGATGTTCTTCAACGCCGGGAATGCCGACGGCGCGGCGGACGAGGAACCGGCAACGGAAGATGGGGCGCAGGCCGCATGAAGGTCTACATCCTAGAACGTGCTCGCGAAGAGGAGTACGTTATACAGGGCGTTTTTGCGAGCGCTAAAGCGGCGATGGAAGTAGCAACACCTAAACCCCGGCGCGGTTGGTTGGAGGGGGTATACGACGGCGGACATTACTGGTCTAGTGACCGCGGGGGGTATTCGCATTGCCTGATTACCGAATACGAGGTTCAGGGGGAGGCGAGTACCCACGCAACAATGAGAGTTTCTAGTGGAGCATACGTGACGGTACCTCCAGATATGTGCGGCTGCGACGAATGTAGGAAGACGCGGTGACCGTCGCGTGACCGTAGACACTCACCCCATCGGCAACCTCGTCGCAGAGGTCATGGACGAGATCGAGAAGACTTACGGTGAGGACGCGCAGCTTGGCATCTTCGCGATCGTGGCTGAGATCAACATCGAGGACGAAGACGGGCTGGGCGTGACACACGTCATCTACCGCTGTAACGACAATCGCACCTGGATTCACTCCGGGCTTTTCGAGGCAGCCAAGCACGCGGCGATGAACCCCGCACCGCTAGACGAAGACGAATGAGCAAGCGCCAAACACCGTGGTACACGTTCCGAGTGGATCTCGGAACTTACCTAGTGACTCTTTCTGGCGATAGCCGAGCGATGAAACACTGGGCGAAGCGCGGCGCTGTTGAAGTTCTGCAAATAGGCATTCGTAAATGACCCCCCGTAAGAAACTCAACGAGCAGCGGAAACGCCTGCTCGGGCGAGAGCGTGCCGTAATCCTCGAAATGAGAAACGCCTACGGCAAGGCGTGGGTATCGATCAAGCGCGAGCTGGGCGATCTGACCACCCAGATTCAGGCGTCTAGGAAAGCGGGAGAATCTGTAAACGCGGCGTGGCTACTCAGGCAGCGCAGACTTGAGACAGTCGAGCGCACCGTGGCCGCAGAGATGCGCGTGCTGGTTGATCTGCTCGACAAGACGATCACGGACGCGCAGATGACCGCAGCCTTTGAGGGACGAATGGACGCGGCCGAACTGATTAAGGAGTCGATGGGGGTCGGACCCGGCGGCGGGATGTTCGATCCGGTTATCCCCCAACTCGTCCCGGAGAAACTGATCGAGCGCGTGGCGGCCGGTTCTGCGCTCTCAAAACGGTTGGGAGCGCTCGGCGCCGATGCTGTGCGGACGATCAGACAGGAACTCCTACGGGGCGTGCTACTCGGTAAGAACCCCAGAGTCGTTGCGAGAGGCATCAGGACGGCCCTAGACGGAAACCGCTGGCGCGCGAACGTGATCGCCCGTACCGAAATGCTCGGCGTCTATCGGCAAGCTGCAGCTGCGAGCTACAAGGCGAACGATGTAGTCACCGGGTGGGTTTGGTCGAGCGCTCAAGACGAGCGTACCTGCCAGATTTGCTGGGCTGAGGATGGCAGCGTCCATTCGGACGAGGAGACGTTATCGAGTCATCCCTGCTGCCGCTGCGCGATGGAGCCGCGAACGAAGACATGGGAGCAGCTTGGCTTCAAGGGCATTCCCGAATCGGTACCCGCTCGGACTACCGGGCCGGAACGCTTCGCAACCCTGCCCTCGTTCAAACAGCGCGCAATCCTCGGCCCCGGCAAGTTTGACCTCTACAAGTCGGGCAAGCTCAAGCTCGGCGATCTGCCCGTCAAGACGCGCTCTGACTTCGGGCCGGGTTTGCGTACTAAGTCACTCAAAGAGTTAGTCAGCTAGGCACCGGGATGGTGTCTTGAAACAAAGGAGGGCGTGATGCCTAAGGAAGTAGTCTGGTCGTATCGCGACATTTTTGGTGAGAAAGAACCCTTTCGCGTCGAGGTGGGTTGGTCACGAGAGTCCGGTGACGTGCAGATAGTGACTGCCGACCCCAGTAAACCCGAGGTCGGTGAGCCTTGCCGGGGTTTCTACGTTGACCTAGACCGTAAAGGTATTAATGACCTGATCCGCAACCTGCGCCGAGCGCGCGATCAGGCATTCGGTCGCGACGAATAAACGGAATGAGTTTTTAGCACACAGGTGACTAGGCGGGGCGGCTGTCGCCCACGGGGCCATAAGTGCCCCGCCAACCATTGAGACTAGGAAAGGACGAGATGTCCGAAACAACGGGTGAGACACCCACACCTAAGCGCGGTCCGGGAAGGCCGCGGAAACCGTTAATTCCTGATCCGCACGAGGGAAAGGCGACGAAGGAAGAGATCAAAGCCGCGATTGGAGAGGCATTCGACCGGGGCTACCGCGAAGGCTACGAAGCAGCAATGCGGAAGCAGCGGCTACCACTGTTCGAGGCAACCCGGCAATGGGCATTCCAGAACGCCGCCGACCTCGTTGGCTTCAATCTGATCCAGGAAGCCGAGCACCTGTTCGAGCGGTTCGAGGCTGGCTACGGTGACGAGCGGCTGATCCGCTCCGATCGCGATCTGATCTTCCGAGCGGTCAAGCAGCGAGCGCGGCGCAAGAAAACGCTGAAAGAGCACGGGCAGGAACTACCCGCGATAGCTCGTCAGAATCTTGCGAAGTCGGTTTCGGTTCATGAGGACTATGAGGAAGCGGTGGTGAGCTGAGATGGCTGACGACAAAAAGACGACCACTGATGCCGAAGACACTTCGGCTAACGACGTGAACGCAGACGCCGAGACCGATACCGCCGGCAAGAAGCCGCTCGGCAAAGACGGCAAGGAGTTCGATCCTGACCGCGCTCAGCACACGATCGAGACGCTACGCGCCGAATCGAAACAGCGCGAGGACGAACGCAAGGAGCTTGAAAAGAAACTCAAAGAGTACGAAGACGCCAACCTTACAGAGAGTGAAAGGTTGAAGAAGACCGCCGAGGAGAAGGGGCGAGAAGCAGCTGATCTCGCGACCAGCCTCCAGGATACGCGGCTGAAGCTAGCGGTTTACGTGGCCAGCTCCAAGCCGGAGTTGAGTTGCGCCGATCCGGGCCTGGCGCTTCTAGCGCTAGACCGATCGAAGATCAAGTACGACGAGTCGGGAGAGCCGACCAATATCGAGGATGAGCTAGGCGCTCTGCTCGAAGCCAAGCCAATACTCAAAGGCGAACCCGGCAAGCCGACCGCTCCCAGCGTGAATGCTGGCGAGGGCGCCCGGCCCGGCCCGGCTCCGAAGCTCACAACCGAGCAGTTGGAGCAGGCCGACCAAATGGGAGGAACCGACAAGTATGTCGCCTACCAGGGTGCGCGGACTATCGACGAGATGCTCGCCGTAGATCAGCGCGTCAGGCAAGCGACATCGGAACA